CTTCGACTGCCGCGTCCACGTCATTGACCTGTTCGATGGCGGCCTGACAGACGAGGAGCTCTTCGAGCGAAACGTGCACGGGGTCCCGCTGAGGACGATCTCCGACATGCGAGATCGTTGGGAGCACAACTGGAAGGATGGCAACCCCATCCCTCCGTGGGAGAGGTAGCTCTCTATTGGACCGTCGCCACACCTGTGGTGGCGTTCCTTTAGGCATGAACATTCAGGCTACTTCCTGGGCATAAGGTTTATGACAAGGAATCCCTACCATTGCCTGAAAGGAGGCATAGATGTTTCAACTTATGCAAGTACAGGAGCAGAGGCTTGCCCCTTCGGGTGGTCTCGTCCAGACCATCTTGAAGGCTACTGGGGAGCGTCTTCGGCGAGCCTCGGTTCAGAAGATGCTGTTCGGTCGCTACGGAATCGTTTCTTACGGCTATCTCTCCATGGCGGACGCTCTGTTCGTAGAGACATTCGCCGAGTTCCAAGAGTCTTGCCAGGCGTTCTACTCGGACGAGGGTCCGCCGCTGCGCAAGATCATCACAGAAGAAGAGGTACAGGCCTACGACGTGACGCTTGTTGGTCTGATCGAGATGGCTCACTACCGAGAGCTGATGGGAGAGCCCCTGTGCTGGCGTGCCACGCAGGCCGTTTTCTATCGGTTCATTCAGGATCGTCCAACGATCCGGCCTTGAAAGGAGGCAGAGGGGCTAGCAACCCCTCTCTTTAGCTATGAACATTCAGGCTGCTTCCTGGGCATAAGGGTTATGACAAGGAATCCTTAGAAATTGTATGAAAGGAGGCAGTGATGCCGAACAAGTACTCTCGAATCAACTTCGATGACGCCAAGACGCCGCAGACTGCGGCGATGCCGACCACCGTCCAGTCCCCGATAAGAGAAGAGATCTTCTTGCCCTCGATCTGCTCGAGCTCTGCTCGGGCGGAGTTCAAGAAGGGCTTCGCCGAGACCACGCGCCTGCGGGATCAGATCGAGGCCCAGAAGACGGAGATCGCGAGCCTGAAGAAGGAGCTCCGATCCGTAAGGGCAAGTCGTCGCAGGCAGGGCTACGTCGTGAGCACCAACAAGGCGCTCAAGACCGTTAACGGAAAGCTCCGCGCCGAGAACAAGAGCCTCCGCGCCGAGAACGAGCGGCTGACGACGGTCAAGGATGCGATCGTTGCGGCTGCTCCTTTGCTTGGCCTCAGGCTGCCCCAGGAGGGACAGGACAACCTGCTCCTCCCCATCAGCGAGCTTGTGCTTTGGGACGGGAAGCTTGCCAGCGACGGGCGCAAGCCCACGCTCCCCAAGAGGGTGCGCACCACCCTAGGGCGTCTCGGCATCGAGTACGTCTACGAGCTGGTTGAGCTGACCGAGTACGAAGTGCTCGAGACCAGGGGCGCCGGACCCGGTGTCCTCGCCGCAATCAAGGCCGGCCTCGCTGAGATGGGCCTGTCGCTCGGGACGAAGCTCCCCGGCGACTTTCCGCGCAAGCGGTAGCTCCCCTCCGATGGAGGGTTGAGATGCAGAGGGGCTAGCAACCCCTCTCTTTAGCTATGAACATTCAGGCTGCTTTCAGGCATAAGGATTATGTAATGAAGATGTTAAGTCTTAGTGAAATGCGACAATTAATATGTTTAAAAGTCGCGAGGGTGGTCAAAGCATCCTCGGCAGGATAACGGGAGGCTAGTCCCGCCTGCGCAATCCCCAACGCACACCGGCCCTCGTGTCGGACTGTGACATCCGTGCGCCTCCGAGAGGAGAGAAACAAAAAGCCTAGCCCGCCTTTTGTTTAGCCCTAGAACGGAGCAGGCGTCAGCTTGTTGTAGGCCAGGTAGATCGCACACCTAAGCAACAGCAGCGACTGGAATGCGTCGTCTGGGTCGGTGTGGTCGAAGTACATCTCGTTGCGGTTGCCCTGCCTGTAGTCGACGTAGATGCTTTCGACATCCTTCAGGAACTCTTCGCTGGCTTCCCACGGCGGGAATGCGAAGCCCTGTCGCTTGAGCAGGTTGATCGTCTCACTCATGTGGAAGTTGCGGTCGATGGTGAAGCAGAATGACAGCGGGTCCCACCGGGTCGATTCCTTCTGTCTCACGTACTGGAACTGCACCACACGGCTCTCGCCGAATGTCTTGATCAAGTCAGAGTTGATGCCCCAGCCGAATCCGCGGTCTACCGCTGCAATCTTGATGTTGTAGGCGGCCATCAGCCTACCCACATCCTTCAGGACGTAGTCCTTGTCGGCTTCCTTGCCTTCGTATCTCTTCTGGTAGATGACTGCAATCTTGTCGCCGGCCATGGCTCCGATGGAGACCACAGTAAAGGAGGGGCGCTTCATCCTGCCGCCGGGCCCCTTGCCAGCCCTGCCCTCGCCCCAGTCAACGCCCATGAACAGGCGTGACCGCTTGAAGATCGGAGGAATCTTCGATGGCATGACTGGTCTGCTCAGGTCTACTCCGAGGTTGTTCGAGGGCCAGCAGCACTGAACGAGCTCCTGCCTGGTAACTGGCTTCGCTGCGTTGTCGAAGCTGATTCCGAGAACCTCGTTGTGGAACTCACCTTCGTCGTAGTTCTCCAGCTTCCAGACAATCTCGTCCTTCCAGGTTTGCGGATCGAGCTTCCATGGAACCATGAGCTGCGGGATTCGGAAGCCCTGATAGGCGGCATCCTTTGTCGTCTGAACCCACTGGCCGGCGGTAACGTTTATCGGCCTACCACAGTGCTTGCAGATGGGCCCCTCTTCTCCGATGGCGTCTACGTCGAGCTTCACCCACTTTTTAGGCGTGTGATGGTCGCATGGAATCATCCACTCGTTTTGAGTGGAGTAGCCCCAGTAGCGCTCCATTGTGTTTTCGAGCGTCTTGGGCGTTCCCACATACAGAGACCATGCGTGCTTGGAGTGAGAGAGGCACTCTTCGATCACCCTGATGTTGTCCGCGAGGATGTCCTGGAGCTCGTCGATGAGGAGCCGATCTGCCGGGATTCCACGAGCCCTGTCTGCATTGAGGAATGCATAGCGCAGGAAGATCATGGAGCCATTAAGGAAGCCTTTTTCGAACACCTGGTCTCGGCAGGAGGTGTCTCTCCAGTACTTGTTGATCATCTCTGAGTATCGAAGCAGCGGCGCAAGCTTCTCAGAGCTGAACGTCCGGGTCTGCATGGCTGACGGGCTGACGTACAGCGTCCTGAACATGGAGATCAGCGTGCTCTCGGTGACCATTAGCGCAGAGCAGATCGTAGACTTCTCGACCTGACGGCCACAGCAAAGCACTGCCTTGCGAAGCGGGTTGTCGAAGATCGGGTAGATGTAGTCTCTTCGTTCGCCAGCGCCGAACTCCTGGAGGTGCTGCGCCATCTCCTCTGAGGCCGACGGATCGTCCCCGCGCATGTCCCAGGCCTCGGTGGAGAGGTTCGCGTCGTCTCCGTCGAGCTTGTTTAGCCTGTACCTGTCGCCATTCAGGTGGAGCAGCGCCTGGGCCCACTGGCTCTTCCTTGCCTTGATGCTCAGCTTTCCATCAACCTCAGACACCTTTGGTTTAGGCGGGAGGTATCCCTTACTCGGAAGGCTCATCTCCGCCCTCCAATTCATGAAGGGTTGGGAAGTCCATCTCCAGGTAGTCGAACTCGATCTGAAGGTCTCGCTTCAGGTCAGACGTGTCCCTTGCGCCGAACTTCTCGCGCCTGTCTCCGGCTTTCATCATTATGTCTGCCCATGCCCGAGCTCGAGCTGGCGTCGGGTCTTCCGCATGGTCTTTGAACTTAAAGTATGAGGTGGCAACGATGTCGCTGAGTATCTCTGCATATTCGAACCTCGGCGGGGCGCCCAAGCGATGGCGAAGGCGGGACTGGTCCTCGGTCCGCATGGCGAGGAGCAGCATCTCTCGCCTGGTTGTGCTGCAACTCCTCAGATAGTGAAGCCACTCGTCCTTGGCTGTCCAGTCAAGGTTGAAGAAGTGCTTCTTGTATGAGGAAAACGCCCTGTCGCTGATGCTCTTGCCGAATCTAATCGACATGACATCGTTGACGTCCTTCAGGTCGGCTCGTCGTACGAGGAGGCAATCGAGCACGTTTCTTGTGGCTGATTCGTTCAGGATTTGCCACGCCTCGTCGTAGCTTCCCTCTACTCGCTCTGAGAATACGGCCTCCCTGGTCCAGCATTGACCGAACCGTTTTCCAGACACCCAATTCCACAGTGGGTCCAGGGATAGCAGTGCTCCGCCGTTTAGAAACCTGCGAACGTCAGGTGGGGCGCCCTTCAGGACGCGCTCTCGTATCTTCAGATAACTGCCCTTATATGGAGGGGGCAGGTCTAGCGCAGTTAGAGCACTAACGGCCTGCGCCTCTGATGGGTACCGGCTCGCCAAGTATTCGATGAATACATGGTGCGGAAGACTCATTCAGCCTCATCTGAATACGTCAAATCCCTCAGGTCATCTTTGATGCTAGTGAGGTTCTTCAGCGTAGCTCGGACAGAGTCTTCCTCGATTTCAGGGAGGCCGACTCTGGCTGCAACCAGCAGCTTGCTTAGGGCGTCAATTGTGTCGTCGAACTTTGGAACGAGCGACGTGAAGTAGCTGATGTTCTGTGGATTAAGGAAGTTGAGGTCAAGGACCGTATCTACGGTGTCCTTGTGTCCACCTCGCTTCTCGATCTCCCTGGAGAACCGGACGACCATCGGGGTTACGACCTTGACCCTTGCTCGGATAGACGAGAGCTTCTCTTCGTCGGCCATCGCACTGCCGAGGTTCTGTTCCTTGGCCCATCGAACGGGAACAACGGCACCGGCCGGACCCGTCATCTTGCCCCGGACACGTATGGTCTTTTCTTTTGCTGTCTTCTTCATCTCGCCATGCCGCAGGCCGATCACAGTCACAGATGGCCGCGCATCTGCAATTCGGAGGATGCCGGCGGCCGTCTTCGTGTGACAACCGAGCCCAGCGAGCACGTGCGAGATCTCGCCAGTGCTGAGGCAGCCGAAGTCCATTCCGGTGTCTTCCTCTGCAACCTTGACCCACGGAGCCTGGAGGCAGTAGCCGATTCCGGTGTTGATGATGCGGGCCTTGGACGCCATCGCCTTCTTCTCGAAGTCGGTTGCGTTCTTCATCATGTCTGGCGTTGTGACGAACTCCTTGAAGTCGCCCATTGGAAGCCAGTGGAAGCTGGAGGAGATCGTATATCGCTTCTTGCCTCGCTTGCTGCCCTTTGGCGTAGTCTCGACAATGCCCTTTATGGTTGGAGAGATAGAGAGAACGACCTCGTCTCCAAGCATGGTGGTTGCGTTGAGAACAACAACTGCTGCTGTTGGATTCGGATCTGGGCTCACTCGAACCGACCGAATCGTGACGGGAACAAGCGCGACAGCGCTCTGGTCCTTGAAGTGGACCATGGTTCCGGTCTCTCCAACCTTCGGCATGGTGTCTTGGAAGTCTGACTGCATGTCCAGCTTCCCGGACGTGGGCTCGATTGCGATCTTCGGCTGAATGCCAGAGACCCCTCGGCCGACAAACAGCTTCGTGTCGACCTTCTTACCGTTCAGCCCAATGACGTTGGTGAACAGCACTCCTCGAATCTTGGCTCCGGCACTGGTCATGGCGAAGCCCATGGAGTGCTCATCGCCAACCTTCGGCTCTGCCTTGTCTACTCTGTAGAGAAGGACTTCGCTTCCAGCAGGACCCTCGTTGAGGTTCTGGTTGGCCAGATCTTCGTCTTCGCGCTTGTCGAGCTCAGACCGGGTGACCGCACTCTCTCTGTGGACGCGGTCGAGGAGCTGGTCCTTGTTCTCTGGGTCTGCGTCCTTGATAGAGACGCGCAGGCCCTTTTCGTCGACCTCTACGACCTTGGGTCCGAAAGTACCGTCGCTAGTCAAAATCCTGTACTTGCCCTCGGCCAGCTTCTCCCATGTGGTGATCAGGTCTCTGGTGGCTGCCACCTTCTCCTGCTCAGGCACCGCAAGCAGTCCCTGCACGTGGGCTGTCTTGTTTAGGGCGTTCAGCTCGCCGAGAACCGTAGCGTCCTTCGACAGCAAGGAGCGGAAGGCTGTTTGGTCGTCTTCGGAGATCGTAGACAGGAATCCGCTCCTGTCTGACGCGTAGTTGTACATTCCTTGGGCTGGAGGCGTAGTCAGGCTAGTGAGGTCCTGGTCTGAGTACTCTCGCAGGTCCTTCTTGTCGGCCAGGCCCTCGGTCATCTCGTCGTTCGAGAAGAGCCGGCGCACGAGGTTCTCTGAGAGCGGCTTGAACTTGTCGTTCGACACGATCACATCGAGAGGGGCGAGCTTGAAGCGCCTGACCACGATAGGCAGGAACGCTTTGACCTCTCCGTCTTGGTTGGCCAAGTGGACAGACCCAATGCCGAAGCCGTTGATCTCATCAACCTGGTTCATGTGGACAGATGCCTGGATGGGCAGATCTGGCGGAATCACCTTGTAGACGAGACCAGTTATGACGCTCGCCCAGGAGTCTTTGTCCTGCGGAAGGGATCGATACCCCCGAGAGGTGGCGTCAGATGTTCCTGTGAGAAGGGAAGCTAGTCCGTCCATTTCATACACTCCAAAGGGATTCGCTCGAACTATACAATTGATTCTTACCCGCTGTAACATAGTGGCCAAAGAGATTCATCTTTCAAGAGGTTCCGGCACTTGCCTAAATGGTCATGATGCGAGCCTCTAATCGCTACCCGGACTTCACGGTGGAAGACCCCTCGTACAGGGCCCCGACAGATGTGGTGGGTGGGACCGGGGTGACGATGACGGTCGGAGGGATGGTTGCTGCCGCTACGACGCTTAGGGCTGTGACAGTCGAAGCCATGAACGAGGTCAAGCTGGCGCTGACGTTGACGGCGTCTCCGACCCTAGCAACGCCCTGCGCTGTTCCGGCCGAATCATTCAGATGGACGTTCTTGCCACCCCCTGCGGTGACATACACGTTCCCAGACGCGTCTAGTTTCACGCTCGCCCCGCTGTTCGCCTGCTCGAGGAGGATGGTCTTGTCGTCTCCGCTCATCTCAATGAGCGCCTTGTCTGGGATCTCGATACGCACAGTTCCGTTGCTTGCGTCGATCGTTACTGTGGCCTTGTCTGCCACCTCGATGGTGTAGCTACCGTCCTCCGCTATCTCCTCCATGAAGACGACAGAGTTCGTTGGGTTGTCTTTGTCGAAGCTAGATGCCTCGTAAGCCCGCCTCCTGGATGTTACTGCAGACTCGTCTGCGGCTTTGAGGGCGCCTTGCTGCTCTACATATTGAGTCTTGGTGTCTATCTTCCTTGCCACCTCGACAGAGCGAAGTGTCTCGTCCTTCGTGTCGTCTGCCTTGCTGTGCTCCCACCGCTCCTTGCCAGCGAATGTGCTGAGATGGCTGGTGCGAACCTCGGTGGTTATGTCTGACTCTTCCGTGTCCCACATGGTGAAGCACTTCTCGTTGGCCTCAACCAGGATATCTCCAAACGAGAACAGGGCGATCTTTCCGTTGTTTTCCGACCTGAGGTGTATGTCTCCAGTATTTACACTCTCGAGAAGGTGCAGCGGCTGTGTCTGGTAGAAGCCGAGAACGACGTATTCGGGAACGCCTCCTGCGTTCCTTCTGGCAGATGCGACGACGCACTTTGTGTTCTTCTTGATCCCGCAGACGATCCCATGGCCAAACTCATCTGTGTACGGCGAGAGTATCTTGGCCGTAATTAGCTCCGCGCAGTTCCCCCACGAGGTGTCAACCTTCACCCTCTGAGTGTTGCTGATGGGATCTGTGATTATCTCCTTGACCGTGCCCACGACTATCCCGCGCTTGACCTGGATGTCCGACGTGAACGTCGTAACGTCACCAAGCGGCGTGCAGTACGGCTCGTAGTCAGGGGTTGGGAAGTTGTCGCCCATCTAAAGATTCTACCTCATGTCCAGGGTATAAGGCCTTTGCGCAAAGATGCGCTTTTCAGTATGGAAGGTAAGAACATGGCATATTCAGTCAACAAGGCAACTATCCTCGGCAACGTCGGCAAGGACCCCGAAGTCCGCCACACGCAGTCGGGGAAGGCTGTCGCAAACTTCTCTGTTGCTACGAATGAGAAGCGAGCAGGAGAAGAGTACACAGAGTGGCACAACGTGGTGGTCTGGGACAAGCTCGCAGAGCTTTGCGCCCAGTACGCCCCCAAGGGGACGAAGGTCTACGTTGAGGGTCGGATTCAGACTCGGAAGTACCAGGACGCTCAGGGGGTGGATAAGTACACCACTGAGATCGTGGCCAGGGAGATCGTCTTCCTGACAAGAGCCGGGGAGGAATCCGGCCGAGCCACGGGTCAGGGGTCTTTCTCCCAGTCTCGACCAAGCGCTCCGACGGACGCACGCGACGAGATCCCCTTCTAGGGAGCTCTACCAAATCCCTCCCCGGACTGGCCTCCTGCCAGGCCGGGGAGGGCGGCGGTATAAGAAAGATGAAGTGAGATTTAGTTCTTGCGCAGACCAGAAAGGTACGAAGAAGATGAATTTGGTCGACTCACTTGATAAGTGCGGAAATGCCAACCTTTAGCCCCCCCATAAAAACAAGCACGAGCAGAGGGCGGGGCCACTCAAATGAGGGGCCTTCGATTTAGCTATTGAGTGAATAGAACCAGTCTGGGGCGTTGCTCGACGGCGGAACGCCCTTGCCGATCGGCCCGTCGGGGATGTCGTCGCTAGGCTTGCCGCTCACGACACGCTCCTTCGCAGGGGCAACGCTCCCGTGAAGGAGCGGCGTGCCCCCTTGGGGCTCGTGGTCTGGGTCGGCGTAGTCGTGCTCCAGAGTCCTCTGGGTCCCTGGATGCATCTCCCGACTCGGCCCCTCCCAGTCATCTGCGCACTTCTCCAGTATGTGCGAGAGAGCTGTCTTCAGTCTGTCTGTGCGCGAAGTCATGAACATTCCAAGGTCAATACGGTACAAGACTAACAGAGGGTCTCGCTAGACCTGGCGGCATTTGCCGCATCTTTGAGTTTGTTTGGTTAAGGCGCCTCACGGTGCCACTTTTGGTTAGCTATCAGAAGAAAACTTTGTAGACCAGAGATCCGACAGACACAACAAGAGCAATTATCGACAGCACTCTACTCGCCTTTGCGTTTCGGTAGGCGCTTCCGATGTTCTCTCGCTGAATCTTGTAGTTGAACTGACGAAGGGGCTCCTCGCCTGGGATTCTCTCAAAGAAGGTGTTGCAGTTCCTCAGGTCGAAGACCTCCTCCTCCCTTAGCCTGATCTGATACCAGAGACAAACCCCAGAGTACTCAGTCTCTTTATGGTCGGGCGGATACTTCATCCACAGCCCGCACCTTCCGCACCTAGCCACTACGACCCAGGCCACTTCCTATAGGATGGGTTGGTCAGCACGCCCTTGACCTCAGGGCCGATCCCTGGGTTCTTACCCACATACGCGCCAAGCCTGCCCCGCTCCCAGGGCCCGGCGGGGAACCTCGTCGGCAGCGGGGCGGAGGTTATAAGCCGATAGTCCGTCGGAGATAGCTCTCCGACAATCTTCGCAAGTCGGGCATGCGTCTCTCCATGGCCGCCTATGGCCTTCAAGGCCCTGACGGTCTGTCCCGAATCCGCCAAACGGATGGCCTCTTCCCAAATCTCCGGAGCCGACTTTACAGTCTTGCCAAAAAGGCCAGCCAGCTTCTGGTGCCAACCGAGCTTCTCTATCTCGTCATGGAACGATTTGAACAACATCAGTATGCACCTCTCTTGCCGCCGCCGAACTCAGCCCCGTAAGCGTAGGCCGGTATCGGAGAGAAGTCATGGATGTCGCTCTTCCAGCCCTGGGCGCCACCTTCCTTGATGGCCTTTATTATCTCCCGGTACCCCATCTGCGACAGCCAGTCCTTCCTTGTGGACGGAACCTGGTTTATGCCTCGGATTGTGGGCTCATGGATGATGGGCGCCTCGTCGACTTCGACCTCCTTGTAACCAAGAGACCCGAGCTGTCTGGCCATCTTGTCGTCGACCTCGTACCCCTCGAGCATCGGGCCGTAGTCCTTGCCCAGTCTCTTGCCTATGGCGTCCGATGTAGGAATCGTTTTCCGTCGGCGCTTGTTGATGCTGTCAACCATTGACCACGAGACGATGTCTCCTGGAACTAGGCTAGACCCCGCAGAGTCCAGAACACGCGTCGAGTTCGTCACTGATCGAATTACGGTCTCTATGAGCCGCTTCTTTACCTGCTTCCCCTGCCCAGCGTACGCATCATGAAGGCTGTTGGAGAGGTACTCCTGCGTCTCCCTTAGCCCCTTTCGCTCCAGGAGCTCTTGCGGTCTTATAAGTCCGGACGACAGAGGGTCTCCACGATTCACCTTGTCTCCGGCCTTAACCCTGAGCGGGTTGTCCTTTCCGACATGGTGCCTGGTGCCAGCTATGTATACGTAGTGGCCGCCGGCCGGGGCCTTGCCTATCTTCTCGACCTTTCCGCTCTCATCAGACAGCGTGGCCTTTCCGGCCAACGTCTTTGGCATCTTCAAGAGCTTGTCGATAGCCGCGAATCCGCCGATGTCGAGTCCAGTTCCAGCGACTCCGCCAGTATGCTTGGTGTTCATCTGCATCTGCGTGAGGGGCTCCGCCATAGCAGACCCAGCCAGGGCACCGATGGCGTCTCCAATATCTGGAGCTTGCCCGCCCTCTCTCAGGCCAAAGCAGGTAGCGCATATCCCTTGTGGCTTCTGGCACCTGAGAGGCGTTCGCACCTCAATACTATTAACCCGCCCCTTCTTTAGGGCTGCTGTGACTTGAGGAGTGACGAGCGTCCCGGCCTTGTACCCGCCAGCCTTCTTGGCCAGATACCTGTCGAAGACGCTCTGGTCATCGGTGTCAAAGACGATCCCTTCGCCAGCTCCGCAGTCTTTTGCAGAAATGACAGAGGATATCGAAGACGCCATGAGGTCCTTCTGAAACGCTCCTGGCTTTGATGTCTGGAGAGACCTGTCGATGGTTCCCTTTCGAGCTCCGTACAGGCTCGTCCAGTACTGAGAGAACGGAAGACCGTGGGAGAAGTTCTTGGTTACCGGGACTGGGATGATGTGGCCTCTTGCATCTGCGAACAGCCCAGGAATTCCCATGATCTGCTTACTGTTGGCCCAGCTGCCCTTGCCTCCGGACTTGAGCATCGTGAAGAAGCTGTTGCCCGACTTCTGGTGCTTTTTCTCCAGGATGGCCAAGAGCCTCTTGTCCGCCTTTGAGTAAGCCGCCACCTTCTGCTGCCTGGTAGTTGCCTTACTCGCCTCTTTTCTGGCGGCGTCGAGTATTGCCTTGCCCTCTTTCTCGTCGAATTCAGAGTCAAGATCATCCAAGCCAACAGTGAACCCGATTGCGGTTGCGTGTGAGTCGCCTAGCCTCTTTAGCTTGTCGATCACCTTTCCGTAGTCCTTGCTGTGGTCGGCCGCGAGGCGACTCATGAGGTCGCCCATCCCGCCCTTGTCGAGCTCTCCTGATATATCAAACCCATCTGGAAGGATGGCGTTTATCGACTTGATTCCATCCTTCGACTGGCTCAACAGGTAAAGACCGGTTAGCGCCTCCTGCCCAGGAGAGAGCATGATCCCATTGTCCCTGGGATTAAACAGGTGCTTGCTGGGAACCATGCCGCGAGCCTCCTTCAGCGCGGCCCCGAGAACAGGAACATGCACAGACATGGCGTCGCCATCGAAGTCTGCGTTGAACCCCTTTACGACCAGGGGCGGGATCTTGATCGCCTTGCCTTTTGTTATCTGAGGCTGGAAGGCCATGACGGAGAACTTGTGAAGCGACGGAGCTCTGTTCAGAAGGACAAGTCGGTTCGCCATGACGGCGTCCAGGGCACGTCTTGCGACGACAGACCGATTGTCGATATCAACCTTAGAGTCAGCCGGAGACCTTCCAGTCTTCCTTAGCTCGTCCATCAAGAAGGGCCTGAACAGGGTCCACGCCATCTCCTCTGGAAGCGCAACCTGGTCAACGCCAAGAGATGGCTCGGGAATGATAGTCCCTCGACCAGTCAGCTCTTGCGTTCTGCTCAGCACCTTGGCCTGGAAGAAGCCCTCCTTGTTCCTGGCACCCTTAACCTCCTCGAGGAGCCCCTTCTTCTTCGGGTTGTAGTACTTGATCGGCTTGCCAACGCCCTGAACCGCTTTGACTGACTTGTAGAGATCTGCCCTCAGATTGACCTTCTCTTCGTCGTCGTCCTCGAGCAGATCCATCACAGGATCTTTCAGTTGAGCGCTCACAACGCCAACGTCTCTATACAGCCAGTTCACTGGGGAGATCGTCAGATTGCCGTCTGGGGTCGGATATATCGGCCTGTAGATCGGAGGAAGAACAGGAACGTTCTCCATCATGTAAGCCTCTGACGGAGACATCTCATGTTCCTTGAGAGTCTTCAGATACCGTATCTTCTTGTTCAGGTTGTCCAGCCTGTCCCTTCTAGCGGTCTTTATCTCTCGCTTCGCCGAGGACAGGTCCTTGTCAACGTCGATAGAGTCTAGAAGCCTCTTGATCCCAGCCCCGCCCCTAGCTCCGTCCCTGTCCAACTGGCCCTCGCCGTTGACTCCCATAGACCCGCTGACCACAGACTCAAAATCCCTCTTGGAGAGGCCCGTCAGCTTCTTGATTGCGTCTTCAAAGAGTGGGTTCGGTATCGCCTCGGCGAGGGAGAGGTGTGACCACTTTGTTCCGCTTGGCCCCATTCCCCCCGTCACTTTCTTGCCAACGAGCCCATCGTCGTCCTCGAGCAGATCCTTTGCCCGCATGAACCTTGGACGCTTGATCTCGCCGTTGCTCATCTTCAAGACTTCCGAGTCTCTCATCGGACGAAGGGACAGTGCGCTGCCGTTTTTTTCCACCTGAACGCCGGTTGCCTTGATCATCTCGATGAGCTTCTTGTAGGCAAACGTTGGATTCGGGCTTGGCGGAAGCCTGCCGGACTCTATGGCCCTCCAGAACTCGTCGTTCCTATTCGACTTCCATACGGCCATTTCTTGAAGATTACTGCGAGCTCCGTGCGAGAGCATCGAGTAGAAAGTCAGCAGGTCCATCGCTTTGCCGCCACCGCCACCGCCCTTTAGCGGCCTCTCGTTGACGTCGTAGTTCCCCTGGTATCTTGCGCTGAAGTTTGCCCCTGCCTGCTTGTAGAGCTTCAGGAAGTACTGGTTCCCTACAAATGGGTCCCTGGTTGCCCCAGTCTTGGGGTCCACGAACCGCATCTTCTTGCCGGTCCTTGGGTCGACGAGCTCCTCAGTGTCCTTCACGCCAGCTCTTGATAGGCGGGCTTTGATCTTCTTCAGCTGATCGTCTGTGTCGAAGTTATTGACGATGTAAGGGTTCTTCGGGTCCGATATCTTCCCGATGGCAGTCTCGTAGATCTGCCCTATGTTGATCCTGCTTGGGACGCCATGTGGGTTCAATAGAACGTCGACCGGGCTACCGTCCTTGGTCTTTGGGGCTTCTTCGTCTGGGATGATCTTGACGATGATTCCCTTGTTCCCGTGCCGACCTGAGAGCTTGTCTCCTATTTGCGCCGGCTCTCTCGTTTTTACGTAGACGGTGACGTTGCCTCTCTTGTCTTTTGCGACATCAGTGACAACCCCGCCCACGTCCTTGTCCCAAACAACCGCCTCGCTGCTGCTGTACGGCCTGACCAATGTTCTTGATAGGCGCCCCCAGATCATGTTCTCCTGGTCCAGGCCCTTCTTTCTGAGCGCAGCCACCAAAATGTCGCCTGGCTCGACGTTAGAGCCAACCTCTATGACTCCCTCGCTGTTCAGCTTCTTCTCGTTCTCTGCCGACAGCATGCTCCCGAAGTATCCCTTGAACCTGGCGCGGGACAAGACGACGTCTGGGTGATTCGTGCTTACAGACTTCTTGTGCATGTGCTCAGAAGTCAGCTTCTTTGCCGCGCTCTCTGAAATCACAATTCCATCTTCGTAGTTGTAGCCATCGTATGGGACGAAGGCGGTGCTCAGGTTGGTTCCAAGCGCCAGGGTCCCGTCAGACGTGTAGTTCGAATCGGCGATGAGGTCCCCTTCGCCGATCTTGTCTCCGGTCTTAACCTTCAGGTCGTGGTGCAAGAACGCCTTCGAGTTGAGAGGGAAGTTGTCCCAGAGGTCAATCCGGTGCTTTTTCCCCTTCTTGTCCTCAATGGTGACGCTGTCCTTGGACACCCGCTTAACCGTTCCGGACACTGGAGACCTAAACGAAAAATCCTCTCCGATCAGCTGCTCGAAGCTCTGCTTGGTCCCCGTCTTCGACTGAACCCGTGGAGCCTCTCTGTCTTTCAGCGGAACGGCCTGGGTCATCATCCCGGCGGCCATCAATACCCGGTTGCCATTGTTGTTGTGCAGGAATGGAACAAGGTTTGTGGCCATGCCAAACACGGCCTTTGCCGACGGAAGAACGTAGTCGACCTGGCTAGCCGGCACCTCTTCGATCTTTCCGTTCTTCATTACGCGGACAGATCGGCTCTTGAACTTTTTAGCTGACGGGTCCCACTGATCTGCAAAGGCCACGGACGCCGAGTGAAAGGTCTTCGCGTCGATAGTCGTTCGCTTCTTGTCCTTGACCCTCAGGACTCGGCTCTTCAGCTTGTTCCCGTCTTTCACTATCCCAATCGGAAGATGGAGAGATGCTCCGACCTTGTCGGACTCTGGCGTGTGAACCGGGTCGATGAATCCAAGATGGGTTGAGTGGATCGACCTGGTGCCAACCCCGATCGCATGTGCGTTCTGTATTCCACCCTCGCCCATGATCGTTACGCCAAACTGGTTGGAGATCATGTCCAGTGGGTTGGTCTGGTCTGGCGTAGACGACAGGTCTGTGTTCGTAAAGAATGTTTCGACTGGCTTGGCAAAGGTAGCGGGGGCGATAACGTCCTGCACCCTCTTGGCCTTGTCCAGGTCCAGCCGACCCCTGAGCTTTCTCAGTATCCCGGTTGAGTTTGTTCGGATTCTCTCTGGAAGAAAGTCTTCAACGGAGTGAATCGCCTTGAACACCAGAGAGTCTCTGTCGTCCGGCTCTCGCTCTTTCTTGTGGACAGCGAGAAGCTCCTTCGAGCTTGCGACTAGCGCATCGCCAGAAAGCGTCTTGTAGGCCTTGCCGAGGGTGATCTCTGTGACTTCCGGATCTACCTCTGCATTGTCAAAGAAGTCCTTCAGGCCATCGCCAGCACCCTCAAAGTCTTTCGCCTTGATGCCGGCAAGAGACGAGGCCGCCCTCTTGGCAACTCTATCCATCTTCTGCGCAGACCTGGCCTTGTTCTCTGCCCAGATCTCATTCCCCCAGGCCTTCTTCATGCTGGTGTCGGAAACCCCTATGGCCTTTAGGATCGGGTAGAGCTCTACAGACCCCTGGTCGATCTTCAGCTTGAAGAGCCCGCTCTCTGGGTTCATGTCAAGCTCGAGTCTCCGCCCCCTGCCGCCCTTTTGTATGTTGAAGAGACTCTTCATCTCACCATTCTCCTTCTCGACGGTGAACACACCGCCTCGAAGTCGGAGCTGGTTGCTGACCTGGTAGTGCTTACCGCGGACAAGGAACGACCCCACCCTGCTCAGAACGCGCGGAAGGGTCGCTAGCTTCATGCGCCTCTTGTCGATGATCTTCCCGTCCTTGTCTACGAGCTCGAGCTCTCCGTAGACAGGGGCCCCAACCGTCTTGCCTCCCAGAATGGCCTTCTTCTCGTCCTTTATTGTCATGGTGGCGGAGTCGTCGACCTCAACGCTCTTCAGCCTGAGCGTCTTGGTTTTACCCTGCACAGGGAAGACGGACTCGATGCCCTCCACAACGGAGGATTTCATCGATTCGTATTGGCTGTCGTAGTCGAACGTCTGCGTCATCGCGAAATCTTACCTGGTGGTTCGTGGGTATAAGAAGCGTGGCGCATGAAACGCCTTCACACTACCCCACAAGGAGGATCAAATGAACGAAGAGCCAGTATATTCACCACGAGGAATGGGAGGAACCGTGAGGAGAATTGAAGCTGCTTGCTGGGACGAGCCGCAACGCAAGAAAGAGCGCAACCGTGACGAAAGGGATGACAAGAAGTCCCCTGAGGGAGACAAAGGGAAATGATCAACTGGGCTATGAAGGCTGTGAATGGACTCCTCTCATTTTTGAGGGGTCTGATCGTCAAGACCGCGAAGATGCTTGTTGCTTGGGGGGCAATTGCCCTCGGCCAAGGCGTTGCAACTGGACTGGTTGGGATAAGCACTTCGGTGCTTGGCGCCGCGAAGGACCACGCCAAGGAGGTTGGAGCGTCCATGTCGATCTCCTCTCCCGTCAACGTGTTCAGCACTGGGTCCTCATCGGCCTCAGTGTCCAAAAGACAGGAAACGCCTGGGTATATGGCGGCTTTTGTCTAGAAGAGACAGTTGGCCTCGGTCGACTGGGAGTACCCGGGAGCATGCATCTCGGGTACTTTTTAGCCATGGTTGTGCTGGGCTACCTGGTTTCTCACAAGGTCCACAGCGGAAGGAACGTACTTGTCGCCGCATCCCTTGGGTTGATACCAAGTAACTGCGATGAAGATTCTTCCGTCTGCTTGCCACCTGTGCTCGTGAAGCTTTATCTCGACCGGAGGGATAGCAGTCTTCCGTCCAGTTAGGCGCGTCTCTGCCATCAGCTCGTTGTACTTATCCTTATCCTCGCCCCTGTTGAGGTCGAAGATGCCCGTCCGGTGCTCCTTCTCCTCGAGGTAGATATCGTGGGGATTTACATCGCTCCACTTCAGGTCTGATGTCGTTGCCATAGATCACCTACTACATTGTTGGGGTGTCACGCATTGGGGCCCCGCCCTCTGGCATCGGCCTCATGTCGGCGCCCTCTATGAGGTACGGGCTCATCATCTGCCACATGTGCGGCATTGTGGCCTGTATGTGCTGCTCATATAGCACCCTGTCCGTCGGAGCCATAGACCTGAGCCTTGCAGCCCACTGAGACGCTGTCCCCTGTGGATCGATTGTGAGTGTCCCCTCTCCGCCTGGCGTGGAGAACTCCTGCTGGTCCATAGGCACAGGCCCCTCAGAGCCCTCTGGGGGAGCTTCCTGGCCCGGAGCCATGCCCTGGCCCTCTGGAGCCATCTCAGCGCCCTCTGGCGGCATCCCCTGTCCTGGCGGCATAGGCTGTCCCTCTGGCGGCATAGGCTGTCCCTCTGGCGGCATAGGCTGTCCCTCTGGCGGCATAGGCTGTCCCTCTGGCGGCATGCCTCCAGGCGGCACCCCCTGTTGCATCTGTTGCATCTGCATCTCGAGTTGCTGCAACTGCATCATGGCCTGCATCTCGGATGCCTGGTCCTGTGCGAGTAGTGCGCGATGCTGCTGTGGGTTGACCGACTTGAGGAGCGTCTTCTGGTGCTCTTGGGCATAGACCTGTTGCTCTGCCATGACCTTCTGGCTTCGCCCTTGGTACATGGTCTGTATTAGCAGTGACTCTCCCTGGGCTCTCGCCTGATCCTTCATCAGCCGCTCATTTACCTCAGCCTGATCCGACATCTCAGATCGAACCTCTTCCATCATCTTCGCTGAATCGAAGCCAAGCTCCTCGTGCAGCGACTTGGTTGAGACCTTCTGTGAGGCATTGAGCGCCATGACCAACTGCTTCTTCTGGATGTCGTCTGCCATCTTGAAGTCGCTGAACCTGACTGCGACATCTGGAAGATCGAACCTGTCCCGAAGCATGTCCTTCAACCAAACCAGGAATCGCTTCATCAGCTTCCTGTAGATCAGGAAGTGGTTTTCAAGCATCCGAAGGCTTACAGAAGATCCAGTCCATGAAAGGCCACCAAACACAAATTCCTTCGGCACGCCCATTCCAGCGGCAATCTCTGAGATCACAGCGTCGATCTCAGGCCCCAGAAGCATCGCCCGACCGTCTCCACCAACTCGAGCGGTTCCAATTGGAATAGGAAACACTGGCTTGTAGTTCTTGTCTTTTCGGTGGCGCTCAATTGCGGTTTCGATGTGGGACCTGACCGTAGACAAGTCTGTGTGCTGAAATGGGTTCGCTGGTCCGTTTGCGGTCGGGAACAGTATGTCCATTGGGATGATGTGCCCAACTGCGATCTGCTCCTGCGCCTTCCTTAGGACATTGAGATAGAAAACACGCTTCATCGAGTGGATGATTAGCGGCTTGCCCCACCCCATGTCGCTCTCTGCAAGCGTGGGGCGCTTGAAGTGGAATATGTTGTGCTTCGCAAGCTTGACCGCCTTGTTCTCCCTGATCGCCTTCAGGAAGGTCATCGGCAGGTCGTTGATTATCTCTGGCGTCCCGGCCTTGACCTCTTTCTTTAGAGATGCCGGTATCTGGTACCTGTAATAGGACTTTCCAGACGCGGGGTTGTACTTGATGGATATGTTCTCTGGGTTCCATCGAACCAGGTTGATGTGCTCGATTCGTTTCAGGGGAATGTCCTCTATGTCGAACACACCTGCCGTGCCGCACTTCGGGCACTTGCCCTTGATCTCGATCTTGCTTGTGACCTTGTAGTCCACCTCAGAGATTCTCGTTATGTCCTTGCATCTCTTGCACTTGAGGTGACGAGTAAACGGGAAGTAGACGCTTACAAACGCGTTCCCGTAGCAGAAGTGGTCAAGGCCGATCTGAATAAGGAACGACCTGATATCGAGAGTCTCGTGAAACAGGTTGGACCAGATGTCCCGAACCTTCTCGTTGTCAGTCTGGAACAGAACGTCTGTGATTGGATACTCGGCGATCTTCTGGACCGTCGATCCGATCATCGCATCCGTGTAGTAGATAGCCCTTATCCACTTGAACAGCTCCTTGATCGAAGGAGGCATCGAGTAGTGGTCGAGCCTGAAAAACGGATGTGGGTACGAATAAGCTCCGTCACCTGGCCTTAGCGGATCGTGGGTCATCTATTTCTACCTCGGCAGTCTTCGGAGAAGGCCCGTAATGAAGTTGACGGCCTTGGTGGTTCCGCCAGCAACAGGCCCCTCTGCCGCACGAACAGCCCGCATTGGGGCGCCTGCCGACTCTCTCCTGAGTGATTTCCATGCAGATCCAAGATCAGCCCTGGCGCCAGTCCTGGCCCTCTCCCTCAGGATCTGCTCGCCTTGCGTCCGGAGGGCTCCTGGCTTTGACGGATCTATCGCGCCCTTGCCTAGGGTCCTAAGGAGGTCCTCAAGCCCGGCATACGGCACACCACTTAAAACCGGCCTACCAAGGATGTTTGTTTTTAGGGGCTGCAGCTTTACGGGAGACGATGAGAACCTCTGCACAGTAGAAGGCTTGCCATCAGACCATTTAACAGACGCGCCGACTGGCGTTCTGGCTATAGGAGAAAGGGTCGAGAATCCGCCGACCATGTCCCGTATGTTCCTTTGAGCCGCCGCATAGGTAGGGCTTCCTGGTGGCCCAGACGCAGACAGCGCAGCCATGGAGTTGTCGCGAAACACCTCAAGTAGCGCGACCCTCTCTGACGCAACCATCCCAGCGTTCTTCAGGCGGGCTTCTATAGCTGGAATAATATTCCTGTCGAGGCTCGTCGCTGATACTGCGGAAAGCTTCTCGATCTCCTCAGCAAAGGATATGGCAACCCGGCGATGCATGATCAGTCAAGCACCAGCTCATGCGCGCCAAGTCCGCCACCAACTCCGAGCATGGCTTGCTCCATTGGAGTCCGCCCCTTCCACCACTCCTTGAATCCGGTGCCGCCGCCCTCTGCCACAGCGCCCTCTGCCGCTGGGGCTGCGCCTGCCGCCGGTGCTGCAGCTGCCTCTGCCCTTACTGCGGCCTCTGCCTCTGCGCGCGTCGCACCTTGCGCCATTGCCCTTTCTACGGCCACTGCCTCTGCTCTTGCTGCTCCACCAGCCGCCGTCGGAAGACCGATACGTCCGGTGTTTGCCAACTGCCTCGACAGGCCGGCCTCTCCAAGCATCGACATGTTCCAGCCCTCGGCAGCCATGAACTCTGCTCGGGCAGCTGGGGTCATGCCCTTCATGGTCGCCAAGGTTCTCTGGGCGGCCGGCGTGACGGCCTGTGGGTTTCTGGATGCCGCAAGGGCTAGGTTCTCGTATGCATGACTAGCTGCCCTGACGTCTGCCATAGACGCTTTCCCGCCAGCGAGAACTCGCTCCGAAAGAGCCGCTGGCGTTTGCATCCCGGCAATCGAGCGCTGCGCACCAGCGATGTTAGCGCTAAGGCCTCCTCGACCGCCAAGCAACCCAACGTCGCCAGCGACGCTCTGGACTGCCGGGGCTGCGCCTGCCGCCGGGGCTGCGCGTGTCGACCCCGCTCCGGCGGGATGTGGCGCCATCGGCCTTCCGGCTGGGGCTGCGCCTGCCGCCGGGGCTGCGCGTGTCGACCCCGCTCCGGCGGGATGTGGCGCCATCGGCCTTCCGGCTGGTGCTGCGCGTGTCGACCCCGCTCCGGCGGGATGTGGCCTGGTCG